GTTCGTTCTTATCAAGAGCTTGCCGAATATATGCACGCATATGCTCAGAAGATGCAAATGAAGCGAGAAAACATCGCAGACAAAGGCATCTGGAAAGCCAAGAAGATGTATATCCTCAACGTGTGGAACTCTGAAGGCGTTGAGTATGAGAAGCCTAAGCTAAAGATGACAGGCATCGAAGCGGTTCGATCCTCGACTCCGACTGCATGTCGTGATGCCATTAAGAAGTCTCTCGAGATTATCATGGCTGGATCTGAATCGGATCTTCAGAAGTATGTCGCCAACTTCAAAGAAAAGTTTTCATCTCTTGGATTTGACGACGTGGCTTTCACTCGTGGTGTCAAGGATATCGAGAAATATTGGGTAGGCGGTAGGTTCCAAAGCCAGACTCCTATCCATGTTCGTGGTTCTGTGGTCTACAACGAAATGTTGAAGAAGAAGAAACTCACGAATAAATATCAATCCATTACCAGCGGTGAGAAGATTAAGTTTGCATACTTGAAAAACCCAAATCCGACACAAGACTATGTTATCTCGTGTCCGAATGGTCTACCAAAAGAATTGAAGATGGAAACTTACATCGACTATGCGGTGCAATTCGAGAAAGGCTATCTTAGCCCTATCGAGTCGATCACAAACACTATGGGATGGCAAGCAGAAAAACGCGCAACACTGGAGAATTGGTTCTCATGATGGTAACAGAATACAATGGTAATGGAAAATATGCAAATCGCCGAGCTGAATTGCATAAGCAAAGCTATGATGATTATTACTATGTCAAGTTTTTTGAAAACGATGAGCATATTGAAACGCGAGTTTTAAAAGGCAAAACATTACGATACGCCGAAGACTGCGCTGAAAACTGGACAATAGGAGTTATTAATGGCTAAACTAGATATAGACTTAGACTTTGATTTTGGTTTTACGACTTCTTCTGAAGAAGAAATCAAGCAAGAAGGCACTGATAAGGCACGAGCAATGTACGATGCTGTTATGCCTTTACTTACAAACTTAAAGAAAGATGCAGATAAAAACCCGATCATCAACTGGCCGAATCGTGCCGAGAAGATCGATCTCTTCATTACTAAATTAAATAAGATTCTTGCATCTTAATGGTGTACAAATAAAGATATATCGTATATACTGGGACAATCAGACAAGGAGAAGTTATGTCAGACCTATTAAATAAATTGCGTAAGAATACCACAATCAAGGATTCAGATATTCTGTCTGATTCGAAGTTCTTCAATGCCAAGGACATGATCCGCACGACAGTGCCTGCAATCAACATTGCATTGAGTGGTAAGATTAACGGTGGCTTCGTTCCTGGTCTGACCATTTGGGCAGGTCCATCAAAGCACTTCAAAACTTCGTTCAGTCTTCTCATGGCGAAGGCATACATGGACACGTATCCAGATGCAGTCATGCTTTTCTATGACTCAGAATTTGGTACTCCGCAATCTTACTTCGACTCGTTTGGCATCGACACAACTCGAGTTCTCCATACTCCCATCACCGATGTCGAACAGTTGAAGTTTGATATTATGCATCAGTTCGAAGAGATCAAGCGTGGCGATCGTGTCATCGTCGTGATCGATTCGGTCGGCAATCTCGCTTCGAAGAAGGAAGTCGAAGATGCACTGAAGCAGAACTCAGCAGCCGATATGACTCGTGCAAAACAACTCAAGTCGCTCTTCCGCATGGTTACGCCCCATCTTAACCTCAAGGATATTCCTCTGATCGTGGTCAACCACACATATCAGACTCAAGAGATGTACTCGAAGGCCGTCGTATCTGGTGGCACTGGCATCTATTACTCAGCTGACAACATCTTCATTCTCGGTCGCCAACAAGAGAAGGATGGCAAGGAAGTCACTGGTTATAACTTTATCATCAACGTTGAGAAGTCTCGCTTTGTAAAAGAAAAGAGCAAGATTCCAATCGAAGTATCATGGGACGAAGGCATCAGCAAGTGGTCTGGTCTACTTGACATGGCTCTCGAGTCTGGTCATGTGATCAAGCCAAAGGTTGGTTGGTTCCAAAAGGTTGATATGACTACTGGAGAAATCTCCGATAAGTCGTATCGCTTGAATGATACCTATAACTTCAACTTCTGGCATCCTATTCTACAGTGTCCTAAGTTCAATGAGTTCGTTGAAAAGAAGTACTCTGCAGCCAACGGTGCCATTATGCAAAGTGAAGACGAAGTGGCAGATGTCTATGAGATGGAGGATGAATGAGAATTGAACATATCATATTTGGAAACCTCATTGAAAATGAGGAGTACGGTCGTAAAGTCATTCCATTCCTCAAAGAAGAATACTTTACTGACACTGTAGATCGTAAGATCTTTTCTATCATTCATGATTATGTGGGAAAGTATAACAACTTTCCTACAAAATCTGCTGTCGAGATTGATCTCAACGATGTCGGTGGTCTGTCTGATGATCAGTTTAAGACCGCAAAAGAAGTTGTATCTGGACTTGATAAATCCGAAGATCGTGATGTGGCATGGCTCGTAGATAATACCGAGAAGTTTTGTAAAGATAAGGCATTGTATAATGCTTTGATGAAGTCTATTCAGATCGTCGACGATAGCAAGAAAGATAGCATATCAGTTGGATCCATTCCTCAGATCTTGACTGATGCACTCGGTGTTTCTTTCGATAGCCATATCGGCCATGACTTCTTGAATGATGCACCAGAACGTTATGAGTTCTATCATCGGAAAGAAGTTCGTATTAGTTTTGATATTGACTACTTTAATAAGATCACTCAAGGCGGTCTGCCTCGTAAGACTCTGAACATTGCTCTTGCTGGTACTGGTGTCGGTAAGTCACTGTTCATGTGTCACAACGCGGCTCAAAACCTGATGTCAGGTCAGAACGTCTTGTATATCACTTTGGAAATGGCTGAAGAACGTATCGCCGAGCGTATCGATGCCAATCTCCTTGGTGTCACACTCGACGATCTGAAGGATCTACCACAAGCCATCTACTACAAGTTGGTAGGTAAAGTCAAGGAACGAGCAAAAGGCAAGCTCATTGTCAAGGAGTATCCAACAGCATGCGCAGGATCCGCAAACTTTCGACATCTCTTGAACGAATTGAAGATCAAGAAGAACTTTATCCCCGACATTATCTATATCGATTACCTGAACATCTGTGCGTCGTCGAGGATCAAGCCGGGGTCGAACGTGAACTCGTACACTTACATCAAGGCGATCGCCGAAGAGCTAAGAGGTCTGGCCGTCGAGTTCAACGTCCCGATAGTTTCTGCTACTCAGACTAATCGTTCTGGTTTCAGCAACTCTGATGTTGGCCTGGAAGATACATCTGAATCGTTCGGTCTGCCAGCAACAGCCGACTTTATGTTTGCCTTGATTACGAGTGAAGAGCTACGTCAGCTCAATCAGATCATGGTCAAACAGTTGAAGAATCGTTATGGTGATCCATCGGTACATAAACGCTTTGTGATCGGTGTCGACTATTCAAAGATGCGTCTGTATAATGTAGAGGCTTCAGCTCAAGTCGATGTTGTGCAAGACGAAGATCGACCAGTCTTCGACAACTCCGCTTCTGGTTATCGAATGGAAAATGAATCGAAACCTGTCAGTAAGTTTGAGAAAATTAAATTTGCAGGTTTTAAATGATAAGCAATCTGAGACAAGATTGGATAATCAATACCGTTAAAAATCCAAGGTACACTTGGAAATGTAAGGTATTGAAAAATGTGACGTGGATGGTCGAAGAAGGCAATGAACCCAATTGGTTTCATCGCAAAATGCAAGAACTTTGTTTTGGTTTTAAATGGGAGAAGATTGATGGTTAACTATAAGATCGTAAATGTCAGCGGAGGATTTGGAGAAATGGCCGCTGATATCGTTGAGACAAAGACGGATCAGATTATAATCAAGAGTGTGTGTATGGCAAAAGCCAAGGAAATGGTTCGTCATCTGAACTTTGGTGGAGGCTTTGACGGATCGACTCCAGCATTTTTTTTAGCCGAACGTGAAAAAACTTTAGAATTAACTGAATAACTTGTATAAATAGTTGTACACTATGTGGTGCGTGGATATACAGTTTTAACTGTGTAAGAGGCAAGTGTCTTAATTGACGACTGGAATAGGCAGGATCACAGGTGGGGTTCCTCCTGCTACACGCATGATGGGCGGCTTTCGGGCCGCCCATTTTTTTGTCTTTTTTGAAAATAAGCATGTACATTTTATCAAAACTTTGGTAAGGTGGACCTATAATGATGAAGGACGAAAATATGATTACGAATCTTTGCGGTGGCTCTTTCGAGCATAGAACTGGTCGCAAGTGGACATGGGGTCTTAGCCGCTTCCGCGACGGTGAAGCTATGAAGATTCGCTGGGAAAAAACTGGCCCCGTAAGCGGGCGTTGGTTCTTTGAGATCGAAGGCATTCAGTATTCTGCCAAATCGATCTCTCCTTACCTCAAAGAAATTCAGATGCACAGCTAAAATAAGCATGTACATTTTATCAAAACTTTGGTAATATGAATAATAAGCTAAGGAGATTGAAAATGTTTAACGTTCGAGTGAATAACTTTGGTACTAGCAGTGTTGGCAATTTCTCTATGAAGTTCGCTAATGG